TTATGATGAAGTAACTTGTAAGAGAGATGTTGGTCATATCATAGATGCAGTTTCTACGGATTTATTATATGGTGGAAATGAAAGAAGTACAAACGCTGGGGTATTCTATTACTTATATCCATCACAAGCGCAGGGTGCACAATTACAACCAACATTGACAGGTGTTAAATACGCAGGACAAACTTCTAAGAATGTAGCTGCATCATTAACATTTGTTACAGCATCACAATTGGTATCAGCATCGGTTAATTTGTTGAGAAAAAATAGAGAGTTTATACAAAATGAAACACTAGCTTACTTAACTGCTAGCTGGAGTACATTTGAGTATGATAAAGATAAGTGTAAGAGAGATACTGGTTATATATTAGATGGCGTTACTACGGATTTATTATATGGTGGTAATGAGAGAACTGTATTGAATGGTAAATTCTATTACGAATATCCATCTTTAGCAATAGTTGAAGGTGATGGTGATGGTGTTGGACAATTAGGACAAACAATTGATGGTATAAATTACGCAGGTAGAATAGCACAAAAGATTGCACAAAATATACAATTTGTAACTGCATCATTACAAGCATCAGCATCATTTGATTTATTAAGAAAGAATAAATCATTTGTGGCAGCTGAAACTATCGCTTATGTAAGTTCTTCTTGGAGTGGTGTATATTATAACGAAGCAACTTGTAAGAGAGATGTTGGATATCTAATAGATGCGGCAGCAACGGATGTATTATATGGTGGACAAGAAAGAAGTGTGATAGCAGGACAGTATTATTACTTATATCCTTCTAACGCAATCAATAAGGGTGTACCATCAACTCAAAATCAATTAGACCCAACTCTTACTGGTATTAGATATGCTGGAAAGTTATCTAAAAAAGTAGTAATCAATCCAACTTATTTAGAACCATCTGCATCTTTAATAACAACAGCAAAATTATTGACAGATAACAAAACGTTAATACAAAAAGAAACTATAACATTCTTATCTTCTTCTTGGAGTAACTTAAAATACAATGAAGCAAGTTGTAGTAGAGATTTGGGATTTATCATAGATGCAATTAGAACTGACTTAGTTTATGGTGGTAATGAGAGAAGTATTGAAGCAGGTTCATACTATTACAAATTCCCATCAGTAGCAATTGTGGAAAGTTATGGTGATAATAATGGACAAAAGAAACAAACGGTAGATGGTATTAACTTCGCAAGAGGATTATCAGAAAAGATAGTAGCAAATACTCTATTAACTTATTTAGCACCGTCTACTAAGAGAAGACAAGCAGCTGAAAGATTGAAAGCTGGTAAAGAAGAATTAAAACAAAGAGCAATTGGATACACAAATGGAGCTTTCCCATATTTAGTATATAATGAGGCAAGTTGTTCACGTGATACTGGATTTATTGTAGATGCGTGTGTTACTGACTTATTGTATGGTGGAAACGAAAGAGGAATTAGAGCAGCATCTTCATACTACGATGGCCAATACGGAAGTGCGGTGGTGGTTACTAGAGACCAATTAGTGGAAACATTAGAAACTAATAGATATCTAAGAACTAGAGCAGAATTTATCGCAGCAGGAGCACCATTAGAATCATTTGGTTCTCTAATTGTGGCAACTGGTATTGACTACTCTTATAATGGTAGTGGTGTGACATTTAAAGCACTTCCTCCAAATCAGGGTGGTAGTGGTGTTCCAAATCCTGATTTTGAAATTACCGAATTGGGTGGAGGTAGAATCTTCTTCACATCGGGTAATCAGGATGGTGACTTTAGAATTGGTACGGGATTAAGTATTAATCAGGCAACTGGTACTCTTGTGGGTAGAACATTTAGTAAATCTCTATTCTCATTAGTAACTCCGTTCTCATTGGCACTACAAATATAAAAAAGAAAATAAAAAATAAAAAGAAATGGCAGAAGTTTTTATACCGTTAAATCGATTCCAGTCAGTTGTAACAGGACTGACTGGTGAACCTGATGAAATATATACAACTCCGGTGGGGGTATCATCAATTGTGTTATCTTGTCAAATTACAAATAATAGTTTGGTAACACAACCTGTTACTATATTTGTAACATCAAATAAAGAAATACCTGTACCTCAATTTGGTAATGTATATAGTGGTAGTGGATTTGTAAGTTCTTCTGTATCTTTATCAAATTTTAGTGGTAGTTTTTCTAGCGCATCTTTATTATTAAATGCAAATAGACAATTTTTAAGAAAAGAAATAGCAGCATACACTCAAAATCAAAATAATTTATCAGAAACGCCATTTGTATTTATATCTGATTACTTTGAGCAAAATACTTTAGATGATGTGGATGCAATCAAATATGATATTGCGAATAATACAACAATTAGAACAAACAAAGCAGCAAAAGCATACTTTGATAAAAATGGTAAATCTCTTATAGATTCAACTGAATACTCAGCATCTTTATTTGCTTTAGATTATTTAAAAGTATTATCTAATCAAATTATAAAAAACCAATCAACAACTGGTTCGGCTGATTCACCATTGTTATTTCAAAGTGGTGTTACTCAATCTGTACTAACTGGATTTACAAATGGTACTGAAGCTGGAATATCTGCATCTATATATCTTGTAAATTCTTTAGTGGATGTAATTAAAGAAACTATTGAAGCTCCTGTTTTTACTGAACAAGAAGCTGTAAGATTAGTTACTAATGTTACAATACCACCAGCGGATTCGCTTTCTCCCGTAGTTTCTGGTAAATTAGTATTAGAAGAAACATACGGATTCATTGTTTCGGGCTCAACTGAATTAACTGTAGTTCTTTCTTTGCTTGAAAGTGCGAATGAATAAGTGATATTATCTTTGGGTAATATTTATAAGGGATTCATTATATTTATAAAAAAGCTGGAAAGTAAAGAATGGCAATTAGTAATCTATTAACGGGTAGGGTAAGGGTAATTTCACCCAAAAATGTAACACAAGATAGGTATCAGTTTTTAGATTTATCTCAAGCTGAACCGAATTTAGGTGTCCCAAATTTCTCAGCATCTCTTTCTGGTTCTCCAGCTATTGTAGTTTCAGATGACCAAGGTAATAGAGGATTTGTAAGAAGTTTAGATTTAGATAGGGTAACTGGACAATTTACTGGTTCATTTACTGGTAGTGCCCAATCTTTAAGTGGTAGTTTTACTGGTTCTTTTACTGGTTCTTTTGGTGGAGATGGTTCACAATTATTTAATTTACCTGAAGCACGAATTATAGCAAGTGGTTCGGCAACGGCATCTTTTAAGCAAGGCGATTTAGTAATCAATACAAACACTAGAGTTCAAGGTGACCTTTATGTTGATGATACAATTTATGCAGAAACTATAATTGTAAGTTATATATCATCATCAATAATTTATTCATCGGGTTCAAATATTTTTGGTGATAGATATGATGATAGACAAGAATTTACTGGATCTGTATTAGTAAGTTCATCCATTATTGTAAATGATATAACTGCATCACAATCAATTAGTAGTTCATTTACAGGTTCTTTCTTTGGAGATGGTAGAGATATATTTAATTTACCACAAGCTACAAGATTATCAACCGGTTCAATAACCGCATCAGTAACACCTGAAGATGGATTTAGAGTACTTTCAATAGAGAAGGGTTCAACTTTTACAGGTTCCCTTTTTGTAAGTGGAAATATAACCATACCATCTGGTAGTGGTTTCTTTAGTGGTAGTGGTGAGGGATTATTTAACATCCCACTTTCGGCACTTAATATAGATTCATTAGTAGCAAATAAAATAGCAAGTGGTAGTGTAACGGCATCTGTTTCACCTGTATTTGGATTTAACGTAAACTCATTAGCAAGTGGTTCTACTTTTACTGGTTCACTTTTTGTAAGTGGAAACGTTGTAATACCATCTGGTAGTGGTTTCTTTAGTGGTAGTGGTGAGGGATTATTTAATATACCATTATCAGCACTTAATATTGATTCGTTAGTATCAACTGAATTAGCTAGTGGTAGTGTAACCGCATCAGTATCACCTAATTTTGGATTTAAAGTAGAATCACAACAAAGTGGTTCTCAACTTAGTGGTTCGGTTAATATTAGTGGTAGTTTATTCGTATCACCATTTAGTGGTTCGATACAATTGGCATCTGGTTCATCTTATTATGGAGATGCTCAATTCCTAAGAAATATACCTCGTTCAGCATTAACCGAAGATGCATTAATATCTACGGAAATAAAATCAGGTTCAGTAACCGCATCGGTTTCACCTGATTTTGGATTTAAAGTAGAAACTCCATTTACTGGTTCTCAATTTGGTTCTCAATTTACTGGAAGTATTGATGTTAGTGGAAGTGTAAAGGCATTCTCATTCATTGGAGATGGTTCTCAATTAACAAACGTACAAGCTGCAGTAGCTCCAAAAATAGAGTCTGGTTCAGTAACGGCATCAGTATCACCTAATTTTGGATTTAAGGTAGAATCTCAAACAAGTGGGTCCCAATTTACGGGTTCTATTCAAATTAGTGGAAGTGTATTTATTCCGTCTGGTAGTGGTTTTTTTAGTGGTAGTGGTGAGGGGTTATTTAATATACCATTCACATCATTTACAGGAGATGCTTTTAGAATAGCAAGTGGTAGTGTAACGGCATCAGTATCACCTAACTTTGGATTTATAGTTAAATCAGAAGAAAGTGGTTCTCAATTTACAGGTTCTCTTTTTGTAAGTGGGGGCAGGGGTATAGAATTGACCTCCGGTTCATCTTATTCTGGAAGTGGTGCAAGACTATTTGATATACCACGATCAGCACTTACTCCGGATGCACTCCTATCAAATTTAATAGCTAGTTCTAGTGTAACGGCATCCGTAACTTCCGATTTTGGATTTAGAGTACAATCCATAGAAAGTGGTTCGCAATTTACAGGTTCACTTTTTGTAAGTGGTGCTAGGGGTATTGAGATAGCATCGGGCTCATCTTACTCTGGTAGTGGTGCTAGATTATTTGAAATACCCATTAGTGCAATTGAAGATTTAGACCTTTCAAGAATTGGAAGTGGGTCTGTAACCGCATCAATTACACCAAATAATGGATTTAGAGTAAATTCGTTCTCAACCTTTACAGGTAGTATGCTTATATCAGCATCCGCAACGTATTTACCAACATCATCAATACAAACTGTATTTAATGTAACAAATAATGGTAGTATTTCATACACTTTTGATGGAGCGGCTATTAATGCAAACCCAACATTATTTTTAGTAAGAAATGTAACTTATACATTCAACTTAAATGCAAGTGGCCACCCATTTTATATAAAAACAATACCATCTACTGGAACTACAAATGTATATAATACAGGTGTAACTAATAATGGTGATGATAATGGTGTAATTTTATTCACACCAACATCCGAAACACCGAATACTCTATATTATAATTGCCAATTCCATTCTTTGATGGGTGGAATAATCAATATAGTTGATGGAATTTTACAAAGAGGGCCCGATGTTGTTATAACCGGTAGTTTAAATGTTAGCGAAATTGTTAGAGCTAGAGAATTTACTGGTTCATTTAGTGGTTCATTCTTTCAAGGAGATGGTTCTGGCTTGTTTAATATACCTCGTTCTGCATTAACTGAAGATTCATTTAGAATAGCAAGTGGAAGTATAACTGCATCGGTAACACCCCAATTTGGATTTAGAGTAGAATCTGCAACCGTTGGTTCTGAATTTACTGGTTCAATTGATGTAAGTGGTTCGGTAATTGCATCGGCTGTAGCGGCTGTATCAATGAGTGCATTCGATATAAGCGGTTCATTTGTTGGTGATGGTAGTAGATTAACAAACATTATAATACCACCATTAGAGACAACGCAAATAGCTAGTGGTAGTGTAACAGCATCAGCTGAACCTGATAAAGGTTTTATAGTAAAATCAGCACAATTTGGTTCACAATTTACGGGTTCAATATTTGTAAGTGGCAGCAGAGGTATTGAATTAGTTTCTGGTTCATCTTACTCTGGAAGTGGTGCTAGATTATTTGATATCCCAAGAACAGCATTAGCACCAGATGCATTAGATACTAATAGAATTTTATCTGGGTCTGTAACCGCATCCGTAACACCTCAATTTGGATTTAGAGTAGAATCTACCGAAAGAGGTTCACAATTTAGTGGCTCTTTATTCCTAAGTGGTTCAGTATTTTTAAGAACAGGTTCATTTAGTGGTAGTGGTAGACAATTATTTGATATACCAATTGCTGCACTATCTGATTTAGATACATCAAAAATATTTAGTGGGTCTGTAACTGCATCTGTATCTCCTAATTTTGGATTTGTAGTAACATCTGTTGCTAGTGGTTCTATATTTAGTGGAAGCTTGGTAGTAAGTGGTAGTTCTAACTTTAGAATGGGTGTATCAGCATCCGTATTTAGTGGTAGTGGTGCTGGTTTAACCGATATTCCATTTTCTGCACTTTCTCAAGAATTATTTAGAATTGCAAGTGGAAGTGTAACTGCTTCCGCATTAGCTGATAGAGGATTTGTTGTTGAATCGGTAGCTAGTGGTTCAAGAATTACTGGTAGTGTTGCAATTACAGGAAGTTTAAGAGTAACTGCAACATCTGGTTCTTTAATATTAGATTCATCATCTGCGTATTTTGGTGAAGGTACTTATTTAAGAAATATTCCTAGAAATGCTCTTAGTGAAGATGCATTAATATCAACTGAAATCAAATCGGGTTCGGTAACGGCATCGGTATCACCTAATTTTGGATTCATAGTAAAATCTGCCGAAAGTGGTTCTGAATTTACTGGTTCGGTTGATGTAAGTGGAAGTGTGACCGTAAAAAGTGGTTCATTCTTTGTAGGTGATGGTAGATTCCTTAACAATATTACACTTGCCAATTTAGCAATTGATTCAACAAAAATATTTAGTGGAAGTGCAACGGCATCTATTTCACCAACCGAAGGATTTGAGGTAAATACTCACTCTAGATTTGATGGTAGTTTTATTGTATCTTCGTCTGGAAGACCTACTCCTTCTTATTTAATAGATAATGTATTTTTAGTAACAAACGATGGAAGTAGTGCTTATAATATAAGTAATGCATTAGTAAGTGGTTCAAATCCAACAATAACTTTAGTAAAAGGTGTAACTTATACATTTAATGTAAATGCAAGTGGACATCCGTTTTGGATTAAAACTATAAATTCTACTGGAACTGGTAATGCATATAATAGTGGTATAACTAATAATGGAGATGATAGTGGTTTAATTATTTTTACACCACCATTAGATGCTCCTGATACTTTGTATTATAATTGCCAATTACATGGTTCTATGGGTGGGGTGATTAATTTATTGAATGAATTAACTATTCCTGCTGAAATTAAATTTATTGGTAATACTAAAATAGAAGGTAATTTAACTGCATCTATGTTTAGTGGTAGTGGTAGAGGATTATTTGATATACCTCGTTCTGCTATAACAGAAGATTCAGTTAGAATAGCAAGTGGTAGTGCTACCGCATCAATTGCACCTGATACTGGATTTATTGTAATTACTCCATTCACATCATCATTTGGTGAGGATGGTTCATTTACCGCATCAATAGCATCTAAATTTACTGGTTCAATTTCTGTATCTGGTAGTTTATTTGTGAATGATATTAGTGGTGGTTTATTTATAAATTCTTCTTCGTTCTTATACGCTGATGGTACATTTCTTAGAAGAATACCCCGTTCAGCATTAACCGAAGATGCATTAATTAGTACGGAAATTAAATCAGGTTCAGTAACCGCATCAGTTTCACCTAATTTTGGATTTGTTGTAACTTCTCCATTTACATCTTCTTTAGGTGAAAATGGCGTATTTACAGCATCAATAGCATCTAAATTTACTGGTTCAATTTCTGTATCTGGTAGTTTATTTGTAAATGATACAAGTGGTGGTTTATTTATAGAATCATCATCATTCATTTATGCAGAAGGTACATTTTTAAGAAACATACCTCGTTCAGCATTAACGGAAGATGCATTATTATCATCATTTATTGTATCTGGTTCGATAACAGCATCTGTAACACCTGATGAGGGATTTAAAGTTATTACTGATAGAACTGGTTCTCAATTAGGTTCTCAATTTACTGGTTCAATTGAAGTTAGTGGAAGTATTAGAGCAACTGATTTCTTATTTGGTGATGGCAGATTTATAACAAACGTACAAGCTGCAGCAGCACCTTTAATAGCAAGTGGGTCAGCAACAGCATCGGTACAAAGTGGAAATAAATTAATAATAACAACCGGAGCAACTGGTTCTGGAATTGGTTCTGAATTTACTGGTTCGATTAGTGTTAGTGGTTCACTCTACGCATCAGATTTTATATTTGGTGATGGTAGATTTATTACTAATGTACAAGCGGCAGCAGCACCTTTAATAGCAAGTGGTTCTGCAACAGCATCGGTTCAGAGTGGAAATACTTTTATAGTAACAACATCAGCAACTGGTTCAGCTATTGGTTCTAGATTCACTGGAAGTATTGATGTAAGTGGTAGTGTAAAAGCATTTACATTTATAGGAGATGGTTCTCAATTAACAAATGTACAAGCAGCAGCATCACCTTTAATAGCTAGTGGTTCTGCAACAGCATCGGTAGCAAATGGACAACAATTTATTGTAACAACTGCACCATTGTCTGGTTCATATCAATCTCAATTCACATCATCCGTAGCAATTAGTGGTTCAATTACCGCATCTATTTATTTTGGTGATGGTGGTGGTTTATTCAATATCCCACCCGATGCGATTGAAAACTTAGAATTAAATAAAATTAACTCTGGGTCTGGTATAGCAATTATTGACCCAACTAAATTAAATGTAAACGTACCAATAACTGCGGCAAGATATGATGGTGATGGTAGTGGATTATTTAACATTCCACCTGATGCATTGGATGATTTGCAAATTGATAGAATTCAGTCTGGTTCATTTGAAGCGGTAATTTCTCCAAATAGAGGATTGCAAATTGGAACTAGAACATTTGTATCTGGTAACTTAAGTGTTACTGGTGGATTGTTTGTAACCGGAGGAAATGTAATAATATCATCTGGTTCATCGTTTATTGGAGATGGTAGTGGATTAACAAATATTAATATTGCTAATTTAGCATTTGAAACATCACTATTACAATCTGGTTCTGCCATAGCTAGAATATCTCCAAATTTTGGATTTGTAGTAAATACATCATCTTTAATTGATGGTAATTTAGTAGTATCAAATCAAATAACAGCAAGTAATTTAATATTTGCACCATTATTTACTGGTTCATTCTTAGGAACATATAATTTCCAAGGAGTAGGACCAACTGCATCAGCGGAATATGATATCTTAAGATTTGATGAAAATAGAGGATATTTTGTACCTCAGCCTGAAACAACATTAACTGAAACTGTATCATTCAATAGTGTAAGTGATTTAACTATCGTACACAATTTAGGTATAAGATATCCAATGGTTCAGGTGTACGCAACTGGTTCTGAAGACCAAATATTGCCTGGTCAAATAATATCAATCAATGATGATACCATACAAATTAAATTTGCTGGATTAACTTCTGGACACGTTGTAATTGGAAGTGGTGGTTCATTAATTAATGGTACAATACCGGGTGATAGAGTATTTGGGAATGTACTATCCGCATCATACGCAATTAGAGCTGGTGTAGCTGAAAGTGTTGTTGGGTTTGATTCTGCATCATTATCAGCATTAGGTGATTTACAAAACTTTGTAAGAAATTCACAAACATCATCGATGAGAGTGTTTAGTGCAGTAAGTTCTTCTTACGCATTAACAGCATCATACGCATTAAATGCAGGAGATGGTGGGGGAACTGATTTATTTGTTTATTATACAAGTTCATTAGTAAAATCACAAACTGCAAAAATTAATTTTACTGGTAGTGGTGTAAGTGTTACAACATCTGGTTCAGATGGAGTATTGGTAACTATATTAGGTGGTGGTGGTGCTGGGATTGGTGATTTACTTAGTTCACAAACTTCTTCAATGTTGGTGGGTACTGCTTCATTAGCATTTACCGCATCATACGCTCTTTACGCTCTAAATGCGGAAGGAGTAAATACGGCATCATTCTTACAAGTAAATAAAGATAGTAATATTAACGCAAACTTAACTATTAGTGGTAGTTTAGGTGTTAGTGGTAGTTTATTATTACAAAGTTTACAAACTGGTTCATCTGAAGATGTTGTAATTTGGAATAGTATAACAAAAAAATTAGAAAGAAGAAATATAGCAGCTGCTGTGGGTTCTTCTGGAACTGGTGGTACTTCTGGTTTTGATGGTTCTGCTGGTTCATCGGGAACTTCTGGAACATCGGGAACTTCTGGTACAAGTGGAGTAGATGGTACATCTGGTTCATCTGGAAGTAGCGGTTCATCTGGCACAAGTGGAGTAGATGGAACATCTGGTTCAAGTGGAACATCTGGTACAAGTGGTAGCAGTGGAACATCTGGTTCAAGCGGAACATCTGGTTCAAGCGGAAGTAGTGGAACATCTGGTTCAAGCGGAACATCTGGTTCAAGCGGAAGTAGTGGAACTAGTGGTTCTACTGGTTCGTCTGGAAGTAGTGGAACATCTGGTTCATCTGGAAGTAGCGGAACTTCAGGAAGTAGCGGAACATCCGGAACAACTGGTTCTGAAGGTACATCTGGAACGTCTGGAACATCTGGGTCATCTGGTTCATCTGGAAGTAGTGGTAGTGGTGGAACATCTGGAACAAGCGGTACATCTGGAACATCTGGTACATCTGGAACATCTGGTACATCAGGCTCTTCTGGTAGTGGTGGAACATCAGGAACATCTGGAACAAGTGGTTCATCTGGTACTTCTGGAACAGCTGGTAGTGGTGGTTCTTCTGGAAGTAGTGGTAGTGGTGGTTCTTCTGGAAGTAGTGGAAGTAGTGGTAGTGGTGGTTCATCTGGAACTTCTGGAACATCTGGTAGTGGAGGTTCATCTGGTACTTCTGGAACAGCTGGTAGTGGTGGTTCTTCTGGAAGTAGTGGTAGTGGTGGTTCATCCGGAACTTCTGGAACATCGGGAACATCAGGTTCATCGGCAACTGCTGGTACTGGTGGTACATCTGGTAGTAGTGGAAGTGGTGGTTCATCTGGAACAAGTGGAGTAAGTGGAACATCCGGAACTTCTGGAACTTCTGGAACAAGCGGTACATCAGGTAGTAATGGTATAAGTGGAACATCGGGAACATCTGGTACAAGTGGTAGTGGTGGTACATCCGGAACTTCTGGAACATCGGGAACAACTGGTTCAGCTGGAACGTCTGGTACAAGCGGAACTTCTGGAACGAGTGGAAGTAGTGGTAGTTCTGGTACAAGCGGAGAAGATGGTTCGTCTGGAACATCTGGTTCGTCTGGAACTAGTGGTACATCGGGAAGTAGTGGTACAAGTGGTAGTAGTGGTACATCGGGAAGTAGTGGTTCATCTGGAAGTAGTGGAAGTAGTGGAACATCGGGTACAACTGGTTCTTCTGGAACATCCGGTACAAGCGGAACTTCTGGTACATCGGGTTCAAATGGAAGTAGTGGAACTTCTGGTAGTAGTGGTTCTTCTGGTACATCGGGAACAACTGGTTCATCTGGTACTTCTGGTATAGATGGAACTTCTGGAACATCTGGTTCATCGGGTACTTCTGGTGTAGATGGTACAAGCGGAACGTCTGGTACAAGTGGTACATCGGGAAGTAGTGGAACATCAGGTAGTAGTGGAACTTCAGGAATAGATGGTACTTCTGGAACTTCGGGAATAGATGGTTCATCTGGAAGTAGTGGAACTTCGGGAAGTAGTGGAACATCGGGTACAACTGGTTCATCTGGAACGAGCGGTACTTCTGGTATTGATGGAACTAGTGGCACCAGTGGTACATCTGGTTCAAGCGGTACATCTGGTTCAACTGGAACGGATGGTACATCGGGAACATCAGGAACAACTGGTTCATCTGGTACGTCTGGTATAGATGGAACTTCTGGAACATCTGGAACTGATGGTACTTCAGGAACTTCTGGTAGTAGTGGTACAAGTGGTACAAGTGGAACTTCTGGGACGTCTGGATTAGATGGAACTTTCTTTGGTTCTTCTGGCTCATCTGGAACTTCTGGGACAAGTGCAACATCTGGTACTTCTGGTACAAGCGGAACTTCTGGTACTTCTGGTATAGATGGAACTTTCTTTGGAAGTAGTGGAACATCTGGAACAACGGGTTCTGATGGAACATCTGGAACTTCTGGAACTTCTGGTACATCGGGCTCTTCTGGTAGTGGAGGTTCTTCTGGAAGTAGTGGTACGTCTGGTTTAGATGGTACATTCTTTGGAAGTAGTGGTTCAAATGGAACTTCTGGAACTAATGGAACTAATGGTACATCGGGAACTGATGGCTCAACTGGTACTGCTGGTACATCGGGAACTTCTGGTGAAAGTGGTACTTCTGGATTAGATGGAACTTTCTTTGGTAGTAGTGGAACTAATGGTACAGCTGGTACAAGTGGAAGTAGTGGAACAAGTGGAAGTAGTGGTACATCTGGAACGAGCGGTTCATCTGGAACTTCTGGATTTGATGGAACTTTCTTTGGTAGTAGTGGTTCAAGTGGTAGTAGTGGTACTTCTGGTTCTGGAACATCTGGAACTTCTGGTTCAAGTGGCTCATCTGGTACTTCTGGTTTAGATGGTACATTCTTTGGAAGTAGTGGTTCAAGCGGAAGTAGTGGTACAAGTGGAGCTGGTACTGATGGTAGTGCTGGTACAAGTGGAACATCTGGTTCAAGTGGAACTTCTGGATTCGATGGTACATTTTTTGGAAGTAGTGGTACTAGTGGAGAGAGTGGTACGGCTGGAACTTCTGGTACAAGCGGAGAAAGTGGTTCGAATGGTTCTTCTGGAACAGCAGGAACTTCTGGATTTGATGGAACTTTCTTTGGTAGTAGTGGAACATCTGGTTCATCTGGAAGTTCTGGTTCTACTGGAACGGCTGGTACATCTGGTTCATCTGGAACGAGTGGTACATCTGGAACTTCTGGATTTGATGGAACTTTCTTTGGAAGTAGTGGAACATCTGGTTCTACTGGAACGGCTGGTAGTAGTGGTTCTACTGGAACGGCTGGTACATCTGGTTCGTCTGGTACATCCGCAACTTCTGGAACTTCTGGATTTGATGGAACTTTCTTTGGTTCTTCTGGAATTTCTGGTACGTCTGGAACTTCTGGAACTTCTGGTTCAACTGGAACTGCAGGAACGGCGGGTTCATCCGGAACTTCAGGTAGTGGAGGTTCATCTGGTACTTCTGGTTTAAATGGCACATTCTTTGGTAGTAGTGGTACTTCAGGAACATCAGGTGGAATTGGTTCAACTGGACAAGCCGGTACATCGGGAACTTCTGGAACAACTCCTCCAAACTTTACTTCTGGAACATCTGGAAGTGGTGGTACATCTGGTCAAACTGGTACATCTGGAACTTCTGGTACAACTCCACCAAACTTTACTTCTGGAACATCTGGAAGTGGTGGAACATCCGGTGAAACTGGTACGTCTGGTACATCAGGTACAACTCCACCAAACTTTACATCTGGTACGGCTGGAAGTGGTGGTACATCTGGGCAAACAGGTACGTCTGGTACATCAGGTACAACTCCTCCAAACTTTACGTCTGGAACTTCTGGTACAAATGGATTTAGTTTAAATGGTACAACTAATAATGGGTTACTTACATATCAGGATGTTCCTGTTCAAGCTAATGTAGAAAGTAATTTGACATTTGATGGTACTAGTTTATCTATAACTGGAAATATAGTATCTTCTACTCATATAACTTCTACAACATTTAGAGAAACATATTTGGATTTGGGACCTGGTACAAATACAACAATAGACCTTTCCCTTGCAAATAACTTTAGAAGACAATTTACTGGTACATCGGCAATATTGTTTACAAATCCTCCATCATCAAACGCATTTGGATTTACATTTACAATGGTTAATGCCGGAGGATATTCTATAACATGGCCTGCTAGTGTAGATTGGGTTAATGGAAGTGCACCAATATTAACATCAATCGGTACGGATGTATTATCATTCTTTACATTTAATAATGGTACAACATATTACGGATTTGTAGTTGGAAAAAATATGAGTTAATAATTATAGTTATGAGTATAGCAAGAAAATTAATACCATCGGATTCAGCACTAGTGTTTCCGTTTGTTTTTAGAATTACAACAACTACAACAAATACAGTATTTACTGTACCATTAGTTGATTTTGGTTTATTAAGACCTAGTCTTACAATAAGTTGGGGAGATGGTACATCATCCCCATTAATAACTTCATCTTCATCATCTGATAGAATACACACATACGCATCAGCTGGTACTTACACAATAACTATTAGTGGATTTATGCCAGGATTTTCGGTGAATAATAATATTAATATTAGAAACCTTATTACCGAATTAGTACAATGGGGAATTGTTGGATTAAGAACTATAAATTTTTATGGTTGTCAAAATCTAACATCCATTCCTGGTAGTGCTACTATTGATGATGTTGGTGGGTACACAGGATTAAACGAAGTTGTTAATTTTACATCGTTTTTTCAAGCAACTAGATTGGCAAATATACCCGCTGATATATTTGATTATTCACCAAACGCAACAACATTTTCCAACGCATTTGCATCAATATTAACATTAACTGGAGTACCAACTGGATTATTTGACAATGTGCCAAACGCAACAACATTTGCATCTTGTTTCTTTGCATGTCCGGCATTAACATCAGTACCATCTACATTATTTGACCAAAATATAAACGCATCAAATTTTTCTGGTACTTTTAGAAATTGTAGAGCTCTTACAAACGTATTACAATTTACGAATAATATAAATGCATTAGTTTTTACTAACTGCTACAATATGAGTTCTACATCAAACGCCCTAACAGGAACAGCACCTGAATTATGGAATAGAACACCAACTCCATCTGGAACTGATTGTTTTAATAATTGTGTTAATTTAACAAATTTCGCAACAATACCTGCAAACTTTAAGTAATATGTATTTAAGAATTATAAATGAAACCATAAACTATCCTTATACTATTAAGGAATTGAGAGAAGCATATCCTAATGTAAGTTTACCAGCCGAATTATCGGAAGAAGCTTTAAGTGAATGGGGTGTATATTTCGTAACATCAACCCCAATGCCAAATGATTACACAAAAAATATTATCGAAGGAACTCCTGTTTTAACGGATGGTGTGTATTATCAAAATTGGGTAAGTACAAATGCAACAGAATCTGAAATAAATTATAGATTGGAAAATCAATGGGAAGAAATTAGGTTTATTAGAAATCAATTACTTACAGAATGCGATTGGACACAATTAAGTGATGTTTCACAAACAATAAAAGATTTGTGGACAGCATATAGACAACAATTAAGAGATATAACCAATCAACAAAATCCTTTTAATATAGAATGGCCTATAAAACCCTAAAAGATATGGAAGTTTATATTTATACCTATAACAAAATAGTTAAGGTAAAATGATAATACACAATCCTATATTTTCGGGTTCTATAATTCAAGATAGAAATAATGCTTTTGCGGATTTAAGTGGTTCGTTTACTGGTTCTTTAACTGGTTCATTTAAAGGTACAATTGATGTTCAACAAGCATCATTTGCAAATTTAAGTATAACTAATAAATTATCGGTAAGTGGTTCTTTAATAATGACCGGCTCGATGAATTTAACAGCAGGTGGGTATTTGGTTGATAACGTAAACGTATTGGATTCAGCAATAGCCTTTGCAATAGCATTGGGATAAAAATAAAATAAAATGGCAAATACATTTAAAAATAGTATAAATAGTTCAATCGGAACAACGGGTGTTAAAGTTTACGAAGCACCAATAGGGTCTTCTGCAACGGTAATTGGTGTGAATGTAGCTAATGCAAATTCTAATAACATTTCAGTTAGTGTGATGATGAAAGATATATCAGCAAACAAAGTTGTGTATGTTGTAAAGGATGCGTTAATAGTGCCTGGTAGTTCTAACGTATTAGTTGGTGGTGAACAAAAGTTAGTTTTGGAAAGTGGAGATTTTCTTTCAGTAACATCATCATTGGCTAATTCGGCAGATGCAATTGTTTCAGTATTGGAGATAACATAAAAGTTTTAATGAATGGAATATTTGGGTAAAAGTCCTAATGGGTTAAATCAACTAAGTTCATCCTTAGTTGGTTTGTTTGTAAGTGGTAGTAAAATAGTAGAGTTTTCATCAGCATCACTAAATGTTGTTGGTAGTGTTACTGCTTCCGGAATACAAGCATACGAAATAGATTCTTTTGGAAACTTACCATTGGAAATAAAATCTAATACTCAAATAACTGGGTCATTGGCAATATCATCTTCAATAAGTTCATCTTTATTTAGAGGAGATGGTAGTGGATTGTTTAACTTATCAGCTGGAGCTTTAGGAGACCTAAATCAAATTAAATCAGGTTCTGCAATTGCACAAATTTCACCTAATAATGGATTGGTAATAAACGTACCAACTTCAATAAGTGGTGGATTAGCAGTAAACGGAAATTCAAATGTAACTGGTTCGATTGTAATAACACAAAACCTAAACGTTGGTGGCAGAATTACAGCAACCGAATTACATACAACCTTTATTTCATCATCTGTAATATTTTCATCTGGTTCAAATAAATTTGGTGACAACGTTATTGATAGACAAGAAATAACTGGTTCTCTTAATGTAAGTGGTTCTATCTTTGTAGGTGGGGAGACAATACCAACCGATAATACAACAAATGAGGTTTTGGTATTGAATACTACAACTGGTAGAATTAGTAGAAGATTTGCAGCTGCAACTTCTGGTACATCGGGAACTTCTGGAACGTCTGGTACATCGGGAACTTCTGGAACAAGTGGTACATCTGGTTCAACTGGTTCATCCGGAACATCTGGTTCATCTGGAACTTCTGGGAGTAGTGGAACGTCTGGAACGTCTGGTACATCAGGAACATCTGGAACAAGTGGTACATCAGGAACATCTGGAACTTCTGGTACACGTGGTACTTCTGGTACAAGTGGTACATCTGGTAGTAGTGGAACATCCGGCACATCTGGTACATCAGGAACATCCGGAACAAGAGGTACATCAGGAACTTCTGGAACTTCTGGAACTTCTGGTACATCTGGACAAAGTGGAACTTCTGGTAGTAGTGGTACTTCGGGAACGTCTGGAACATCTGGTTTAACTGGTAGTAGTGGTACAAGTGGAATAAGTGGAAGTAGTGGTACATCTGGTACATCCGGAACTTCTGGAAGTAGTGGTACAAGCGGAACAAGTGGTACAAGTGGAATAAGTGGAAGTAGTGGTACAAGCGGAACAAGTGGCACAAGCGGAATAAGTGGAAGTAGTGGTACAAGCGGTACAAGTGGTACATCTGGTACAAGTGGAATAAGTGGAACAGCAGGAACATCTGGTACAAGCGGAACAAGTGGTACATCTGGTTCAACTGGTTCTTCTGGAATAACTGGAGCTGGTGGATTAGGTGGTACAAATGGTACGGGAGGAACTTCTGGAACGAGTGGTACATCTGGTACATCCGGAACTTCTGGAACATCGGGAACTTCTGGTACAAGTGGTATAGGAGGAGCAAGTGGTTCAAGTGGAACATCTGGAACATCTGGAACTTCTGGTACACGTGGTACTTCTGGTACAAGTGGTACATCTGGTTCGTCTGGTACAAGCGGAGCTAGTGGAAGTGCTGGTTCATCGGGAACTTCTGGTACATCCGGAACTTCTGGAACAAGCGGTGTGAGTGGAAGTAGTGGAACAAGCGGTACACGTGGAACTTCTGGAACGAGTGGTACAAGTGGAGCTAGTGGAAGTGCTGGTTCATCTGGTTCATCTGGTACAAGTGGTACAAGTGGTACAAGTGGTACAAGTGGAACTTCTGGAACAAGCGGTGTGAGTGGAAGTAGTGGAACTTCTGGTACACGTGGTACTTCTGGTACATCGGGAACTTCTGGAACAAGCGGAGCTAGTGGAAGTGCTGGTTCATCTGGTACAAGTGGTACAAGTGGAACTTCTGGTACAAGTGGTGTAAGTGGAAGTAGCGGTACAAGTGGAACTTCTGGAACAAGCGGAAGTAGTGGTACAAGCGGAACTAGCGGAACTAGTGGTACTTCTGGAACGTCTGGAAGTAGTGGTACAAGCGGAAGTAGTGGTACAAGCGGAAGTAGTGGTACATCGGGAACGTCTGGTACATCTGGTACAAGCGGAAGTAGTGGTACAAGCGGAACTAGCGGAACTAGTGGTACTTCTGGGACTTCTGGAAGTAGTGGTACATCTGGAACAAGTGGTACTTCTGGAAGTAGTGGAACACGTGGTACTTCTGGAACTTCTGGTACATCAGGAACTTCTGGAACAAGTGGTTCATCTGGAACTTCTGGAACTTCTGGAACTTCTGGAACATCAGGAACTTCTGGTACATCTGGAAGTAGTGGTTCGTCTGGTTCGTCTGGATTATTATCATTAACTGGTACAACAAATAATGGTGTAATCACATTAAACGGAAGTGCACCAAACGCAACCGTTGAAAGTAATTTATTGTTTGATGGTAGTACATTGACAGTAAATGGAGCAGCAGTAATTACAGGTAATTTAGTTGTAAATGGTACAACTACTACTGTAAACTCAAATACAATAAATTTAGGTGATAATATAATCACATTAAATGGAGATTTTACAGGTTCATCAGCACCAACTGAAAATGCTGGTATAGAAGTTAGGAGAGGTTCATCATCAACGGTATCATTCTATTGGGATGAAAGTACTGATAGATGGACAGCAGATAATACTTTATCAGTAAGTGGTAACGTAGTTCTTAGTGGTACAATTGATACTGGATTAGGTGCAACTGAAGTTTATTTAATGAATCAAAATGTTCGTACAACCGATTCACCATCATTCAATAGAATAACATCAACTGTAGCAACTGGTACATCACCATTCGTAGTATCATCTACAACTTTAGTTAGTAACTTAAACTCTGATTATTTAGGTGGACAGCAAAATTCATCGTTCTTTAGAAATTTAAGTGGAGGAACTGGTACTAGTATTGATACTTATGTTGATAATGGATTTAGAACCTTAAGTTATACAGGATATAGTTCGGGATTATGGTCTACTAATATGGGTGGGTCTACTGGAACAGTCCAAATGGAGTTTGAATACAATACTCCTGTTAGAGGATTCAAAATAAGAAATAGAACGGATAATACAACTTGGTCATCGGTTGGATGGGTAACAATGACTACCGCAAATCAAGGGCATATTGGTGGAACAATTTGGCATAGTGCGAATGATGGAGCTGGTACTGGATTAGATGCGGATTTATGGGATGGTTATCAATTTTCTGATTATCTAAACCAAGCAGTTAGAACATCCGATTCCCCATCATTTAATAAAATAAGATTAACTGCTGCTGGTAATAGTTCTGGTGGTAATATCCTAATGGGACCTGCTGGTGAAGGTACTAATAAATTTTCAACTTTAACTGGTACTCACTATAATGCAACATCACAAGCACAAGGAACAACCATTATAGGAGCATATAATAGTGCAGCCGCAAACCAAATTTATATTGGAGGAAATATATATGAAGCTAACCCAGCAACTCAAATAGATTTTTATACACATAATGCAATTACTCATGCTACTGGTGGAAGTTTAAGAATGAATATTAATAGTTCTGGAAATATTACTGCTAACGTAGATTTTAGAGCACCAATATTTTATGATTCGGATAATACAGCATATTTTATAGATGGGGCATCCACTTCAAACCTAAATGATTTAAGAATTCAGGGTGATATTAGAATGGAAGGTTCGGACTCATATATTTGGATGCCGAACAACAACTCACTTTCAACTGGATTTTATGACCCGGTTAGTGGTTTAGTTCCTATCCAATTAAATGGACCTGCTGATGGTATATTCATTGGTAATAACATGTGGCTGAGTTATAATACTGCTAACAACAATAATTACAATGAAAATATTAGATTATACCCAGCTGCAAATGGTGTATCGGTAATTGGATTTAGAGCAACTGCTGGTAGTACGGGTGGAACACCTACTACTTCTATATTAGGTTACTCTGATAGACATGAAACACGTGTTGGTGATACTTGGGAAACAAGAATATATTCAGGATATGCTGAAGCAAGAGGTTCTTATAGAGCACCACAATTTATTGATAGTAACAACACTGCATTTTATATAGACCCTAATGGATATTCAAATGTATCTCAATTAAACGCTGCTGAATTTTTTATTGATGGGTTGAAAGTTTTAAATAGTGTTGGTTCAAATACAGCAACGGGTACTATCAACGCAATTTGGGGTATGTTAAAACCAACTGGATACAAATTATATCCGGATGAAGAATTTCAAGATGGTAGTAACTCAATTCAGGTATACAACAATGCAGGTGGTTCAGCTGTAACCATAACAAGAAAAAATGGTTCGTTTATTGATGGAACTGCGGCTAATATGCCAAATAGAAGTGGATTTGTATTAGAAATTCAACATGCACCAACCACTTCAAACGGAACAAGTCCTGGTTATGGTGGTTGGTACTTCGCAGCAGGTACGGGTCCTTCAAGTAGAAGGTTATTATGTGTATTCAAAATGAAGATACCTGTTGGTAGAAGTGTTGAATGGGCATCTAACTCTATTGGTTCTAATGGTACTGGTGAATGGTTGACATCAAATGCAGGTACGGGTCAATATCAGGATTATGCATTCCTTGTTCATTCTGGTACGGCATCATTCTCATCAACTCACTTCTTTTATATTGTAGGTGGTTCAACCGCAACATTCTATACTTACTTAGCATCTGCAACTGTTTATGATGGTACTGATATTGATGCTGAAAGAACAAGAACATACGAAGCTACATCAGAAATGAGAGCTGGTGTGGGTATGTACGCACCGATTTATTACGATATAGATAATACGGCATATTACTTAAATCCAAATGGTTCTAGTATATTTGGTTCTACCACTCAATATCTTTTAACATTGGCTCATAATATAGCTAATGGTGATTTTAATGATGCATTGTTTGTACAAAATTTAGCATCCGGTCAAAGAGTTCAAATTGGTATGAGTACTAATGATACCGATGGACAACACCATAGAGCATCTTTAAGAGCATATAAAGGAACCGGAACGTATGAAGGTGTATTTGGTATTGCATTGAGACAAGCAGGGAGTGCAAGTCATATACAAAGATTTACATTAAGTGCTGCTGGTGATGCTAGTGTAGATTCTTCTTTCAGAGCACCTCAAATTTGGGGTGATAGTTTTTATGATAATGATGGTACGTTCTTCTTTAGAACAGGACAAAGTAGTGGAACTACTAGACACATAAATTTAGCAGATAGTAATTCAGACCCATCATCTGTAGGTTCATCTACTGGTATTAGTTCTGGAGCTAGAACCGATGGAAATCTTTATTATATGATGTATGTAAAGGCACCATATAGTAATGGACTTGCTACATATACAAGACTTTCTTTAGGATGGCACACTGGTGTTGAAATAGGTGGTAACCCTGCTTATGGTGGTACTAGATTTATGAATGACTCACCTGGTGTTTCTACAACTGAATTAATGGGGGTTGGTGTTGGTGACCAAAACGTAAGAATAACAAATACATTATTCGTTCCTTATATTGCGGATAGAGATAATACGGCATTTTATTTAAATCCGGCTGATACTGGAACTTCAATTAATATTGCAGGTTCATTAAGAGCAGCAAATTACAATAGACCGGCAATTCTTTCAGTATCAAGTGGTACTGGTTCATCTGGAGGTTCTTTGGCAATACAACAGGAAACAGCAGAAGGTTGGACTGGTATATTTGTTGATTATGAGCCATATACTGGATGGGGATTGTGGCATGATAATCCAAACAATATGTTTGCATTTACATCCGAAGGTTCAACTGGACAAATTCGTTCATTTACTGTACCTTCAAGAGTAAGTGGTAATAGAACGGCTTATGAGAAATTTAGAGTTGACCAAAATAATGGTGACGTAATTGTTGGTAGAGATGGATACGCGCAAGCATCATTTAGAGCACCAATATTTTATGATAATGATAACACTGCTTATTTTATAAATGCAGCAGAACGTAGTCTATTGAATAGAATAGAAGTTTCTAGAAATGGTGCATACGGTGGATATGTAGAAGCTGATTTAATAGTTGGACATGGTGGTAATGATAGACGAGGCTTTGGACAAGCTGGTGGTTCTAATATTATGTTACGTTCATCGGCTAAATCATCAATTACTGCATTAGATGAAAATCAAAACTTAGGACAAATTTCTTATGAAAACTTAGCTTGGACTATTGGTGAAAACGTTGGATGGGGTACGCAAAGAGTTGAATTTCCTGGAGATGTTAGAGCACCAATATTTTATGATTTAAATGATACTGGATATTATGTAGACCCTGCTGGCGGAAATGCTAGAATTGGACGTGATTTGTACGTTTCTGGTTATGCTGGTGGTGTTGTTGGTAATAGGATTATTGTAGGAGATACATCAACACCTTATTCGTTGTTGGATGGTAACGTAAGACCTATGGTTTACATTAGAGGTAATTATCCTGTATTAACATTAGACCATACGGTAACATCAAATACAAATCACGGACCTACAATTCAATTCGTTCATAATGGATTAAATAATAGACAATGGGTGTTTGGTTCTACTGGTGATGGTATTTCATTAGATATAGGATTTTCAAATGGTTCTCAAGGAAATAGTAACTGGAATCCACATAATGGTATTGCTGGTTATCTTGGTACAACCTTTATGAGATTCCGTGAAAATGGAAACATTGGTTTAGGTTCACAAGGCGATTGGGGTGCTATTGGTGGTGGTGAACCTGGATATGCAATAGACACTAGAGGACACTTCTATAATAATAGTAGAGTAGATGCACCAATATTCTATGATGCAAATGATACTGGTAGATATGTTGACCCGAATGGTGAAAGTAGATTAAATGGTAGTAGAATTTACCCAACATTGGCAACGGGAAGGGGTTCATACTCCCAACCATTAGCAAACTTAATTTTACACCCAACATCAGCAAGTCCGTCTGGATATGCAAATATTGAATTCTTTTCAGATTATAATACACCTTCAGATGGTGCAGCAATCACTTACTTTACTGGTATTGATGGTGGTGAAGCATCTCAATTAAGAATTCGTTTAAATAATGACTTTAACGATGGTATTGCATTATGGGGTGGATATATTGATTTTAATTGTCAAACTGTAGATGGGCCTAGTCAAGGATATAGAAATAACATATTCTCATTCCAAAGAGTAGGTACTGAAATTGCATTCATTAATAGTAATGGTGTAATGCAAGCAAATGGTGATATGAGAGCACCAATATTTTATGACTCTAATGATACTTCATATTATGTAAACCCTAATGGATTTAGTAATTTTGCTCAATCAAATGGACAAGTTGTAACTATTACAAAAACAGGTTCAGCACCGGGAAACAATAGTACTATGTTGGTAACAAATAGTTATGGTAACCACTCTTGGGGTATAACTGGTGAATTCCGTATTGAAGCAAATGGTGGAGCTGATAGACCTTCTATTTTATTCTCTAACGGATTTGATAGTCAAACATGGAGTTGTGGATACGGATATAATGATTCTGGATTTTTTAGAATTAATCACGACCACGGACATAGAAATGGTTCTTGGGGTACTACTGATTTCTACATTGATAGAGGTGGTAACTCATACTCAAATGGTAGTTCTAGAGCACCAATATTCTATGACCAAAACGATACAGGTAGATACACCGACCCAACAGGTCAATCATTTATAAGAAATTTATGTGTTGGTGATAACAACTATAATCATGGATATCCGGGTGTACTTCAAATAGGTAGTACATCATATAACTATAACTTCCAAAATGGTAGTTGGGCTGGTAGTATTACAACTGGTATATTAGCAAACTGTGCAGATGAATGGGAATTTTCAATACATGATAGTGGAACTTCAGTTGAATCAGTATTCATATATTCTGGTGGAAGATTATTAATGGGAAGAAATATAGGTTGGGGTACGACTTATATAGAAGCAGCTGAATCGTTTAGAGCACCAATATTCTACGATTCTAATGATACCGGTACTTATATAGACCCTACTGGTACATCTCGAATAGGAGCTATACAAATTTCACCAAGATCTTCCACATCAAATGAAATTCGTTTCTATGGAGTTGTTGGTGATAACCCCGGCTCATATAACCACGGAGCTATAATAGAAAGAATTTGGAGAAATGGGGATGAATCAGAATTATTGATATTCAAAGGTAATGACCCTGATGTATCAACTATACATGACCGTTTAAGACTTGCGGCTTGTGGTAGAGTTGTATTCCATTCATATAATACCTATGGTAATGTTGATGATTATATGTCAGCATCTGGTACTGGTAACATCAATGGTTCTGGATTCTTTAATGGCAATGACCTTTATGTAACCGGTAACGTAACTGCATATTATTCAGATGAAAGATTAAAAGATGTTATTGGTCCAATTCCAAACGCACTTTCTAAAATAATGAGTTTACGAGGTTTCTATTATACAAATAATGAAACTGCAAAAAAATGGGGTTATACCGATGATAGTATTCAATTGGGTCTATCGGCACAAGAAGTTCAAAAGGTATGTCCGGAATTAGTTCAACCAGCACCATTTGATATAGAAGCTGATGGAACATCAATATCTGGCGAACATTATTTAACTGTTAAGTATGATAGATTGATACCTGTATTAGTAGAAGCAATTAAAGAACAACAAACCGAAATGGATGAAATGAAATCCGAAATAGCTGAACTTAAGAAACAATTGATGGAATTATTAAAAAAATAAAATAAAGTATATTTATAGAATATAAACATAAAATAAATTATTATGGCATTAACATACGAATGGAAATTAATAGGACTTAAAAAACAAAACACAGAAGAACTTTCTGATGTTATTGTTGGTACTCAATGGACATTAACAGGTACCGATACCGATGGTAATACTGGTACATTTAACGGAGCAACTCCATTTACAATTCAAGACCTAAATGGTGATGGTTTTATAGACTATCGTGATTTAACAGAAGAATTAGTATTAGACTGGGTTAAAAATATTGTAAGTGGTTCAACTTCATCAAATTATATGAATCACATCAATCAACAAATACAAAAGCAAATAGATGATGTCAAATTTGCAACAATAACTGTTAGTAGTTCGGATTTACCTTGGTCTCCAACATCTGGTAGTTCTGCTCAACCAACTGTGGCAGATACTCCACCTGTTTAATAAAAAATATAAAAATTTTTATTGTTAAATATCCAAAGTGCAGATTTATAAACAAATTTGTGTTTTGGATATTTTCTTTATATTTATATCTGTATTTCACAACTAGCAAATACAAACCTAAAATACAAATTGAAGAAATAAAATGGCAGAAAGAATCGTATCACCTGGCGTATTCACAAGAGAAAATGACCTATCCTTCTTAGCGCAAGGAATTGGTGAAATTGGAGCAGCATTTATAGGACCTTTTAAACAAGGACCTGCATTCGTTCCTACTATTGTTAGAACGCAATCAGAGTTTGAAGAAATCTTCGGAACTCCTGATGGAACTTATTATACTGAACACGCAGTACAAAACTATTTAAGAGAAGCTGGAACGGCTACAATCGTAAGGGTTGGTGGTATAGGTGGTTACACCCAAACTGCGCCTTTAGGTATTTTTGCATCCGGTTCATCTAACCAAAGTTTAGGTACTAAATTAGTTGGAGTGTTATATTCAACCGCTGTCGGAGATGAAGGTGTTGGATTTGCATCATCAACAATAGTTAGTAACGATGCAACCGATGGTTCATTTGTGATTAACACATTGGCTGCAGGTGTAAATGTATCGGCATCAATCCTACCAACAGCTACTAATGATTTATCGGATGTATTTGGTGAATCTCCATTTGGTTCAAAAGCTGCTTATACATACAACTATTTTGAAAACATTGCAGCTTTATACACTGGTTCTCTTGGAAATAATATTGTAGTATCTACTGACCCATTACCAAATCAAGTTTATGGTGATGTTAAAACAGCAGAAACTCCTTTTGTTAAATCTCAATTGATTAGTGGTGAGAGATATGACCTTTTCAAATTTGTAACTTTAGGACATGGTACAACATATAATACTAAATTTAAAGTTGGTATTTCTAATGTAAAAGCAGCTGGTGAAGATGGTTCAACTGATTACTCTACATTTACTGTAACAATCCGTTCATTTGGTGATACCGATAAGAGAAAGAGTGTGATTGAAACATTTAATAATGTAAACTTAGACCCTGCTTCTCCTAACTACATTGCTAAGAGAATTGGTGACAGATATAATGAAATTGAATCTTCTGGTAAAATAACAGAATATGGCGATTATGCAAATAGGTCAAAATTTATAAGAGTTGAAATGGCTGAAAATAGTGTTGGAAATCCAATTTCAGCAGCACCATTTGGACATGGAGCATATACAAACCCAATTAGAGCAACAAATGATGCAGAAGCACAACAAATTCCGGCCGTAGTATATCAAACTGGTTCGGTAGTTAATACATCATCATCTCCAATATATTTTAGTGGATTTGATTTTGAAACTGCTGGTGTGGCAGATGATAATAGACAATATTTAAAACCAATTCCTGAAAGTGCACAAACTGGAGCAAACACTATATTTGCATTTGATTCGAATGGTATATTTATGGGTCTTTCTGGTTCTGCATCATCTGATATGGTTCATAGACAATTCGTTCTTGCATTCCAAGAAGGATTTGATGGTTTAAATCCAACCATAAAGGCTAATATAAGTACACCAATAACATCAGCAAACACACAAGGATTTAATTGCGCTACTGCAGCTTCTAATGGTTCAATTGCATATACTAAAGCAATCAACGCTATATCAAATGCAGATGAATACGATATCAATTTAGTTGTAACTCCTGGTATTATTCGTTCTGAACACCCAACTATTACTAATAGAGTAATTGATATGGTTGAAGATAGACAAGATTGTTTCTATATCGCTGATTTTGTGAATGTAGGTGCATCTATAACTGAAGCAACTGAAAAAGCAAACGAAGTAGATTCTAACTATGTAGCAACTTACTACCCTTGGATTAAGACGGTAGATGCTAACACAAATAAATTAATACCAGTTCCACCATCAGTATTGATGCCGGCTGTATTCGCTGCAAACGATAGATTGGCAGCTGAATGGTTCGCACCTGCTGGTTTGAATAGAGGTGGTATTATTGGAGCAGTTAGTGTATTGAATAGATTAACACATTCTGAAAGAGATACTCTATATGAGAACAAAGTAAACCCAATCGCAGCATTCCCTGGACAAGGTATTGTAGCATTCGGACAGAAGACATTGCAAGATAGAGCATCTGCACTTGATAGAATCAACGTAAGAAGATTACTTATCACTGTTAAGAAGTTCATCGCATCTACTTCTCGTTTCTTAGTGTTCGAACAAAACACAGCAACAACTAGAGCACGATTCTTAAATACTGTAAACCCTTATTTAGAGGCAATCCAACAAAGACAAGGTTTATACGCATTCAGAGTTGTGATGGATGAAACTAACAATACACCTGATGTAATTGATAGAAATATTATGGCTGGACAAATTTTCTTACAACCGGCTAAGACAGCGGAATTTATCGTAATAGATTTCAACATCTTACCAACTGGAGCAAGTTTTAACGCATAATACAAAAAACAACAAAGTAGATATTTATTAATATAATAAAAAGGATAATAAAATGGCAGAAATACTAGAGTTTGATAAGATGTTCTATACGAACTTCGAACCTAAGATGAAAAATAGATATGTGATGGAAATCGATGGAATTCCTTCATATATGGTTAAAGCAGCAGCTAGACCTTCAATCACATTTGAACCGATTGTGTTAGACCACATCAACATTAAAAGAAAGTTACAAGGTAAGGGTGAGTGGCAGGATATAACTGTAACATTGTATGACCCAATTGTTCCATCTGGAGCACAAGCGGTAATGGAGTGGGTACGTTTAGGACACGAATCAATTACTGGTAGACGAGGATATGCAGATTTCTATAAAAAAGATATAGATTTCTATATGTTAGGACCTGTTGGTGATAAAATTGAACAATGGAAATTAAAAGGAGCATTTATTATATCTGCAAATTTTGGTGATGTTGCATTCGATTCAAACGAACCAGCAACTATTGAATTATCTTTGGCTTACGATTACGCAATCTTAGAATTCTAAAATATTCCTTACGGAAGCTACCGAAGGACAACCCTCATCAGAAATGGTGGGGGTTTTTTTATTTTCAAAAATTTTAATTTAATGTATTTATATATACAAACTAAAAAAGATATAAAGTTATGGCAGAAGTTAATATTGCACAGCAAACCCCAACACCTAAACAGGTAGAGGCATTGAAATTTGATTTTCCAACGGAAACAATTGAATTACCATCAAAAGGATTGGTATATCCTGAAGGACATCCATTGAGAGGTGGTACTTGTCAAATAAAATATATGACAGCTAGAGAAGAAGATATCCTTGCAAATCAAAACCTTATTAAAAAAGGTATTGTATTAGATAAACTATTTGAATCGGTTCTAGTTGAACCTGGAGTAAATCCAAATGATATCTATATTGGTGATAAAAACGCTATTTTAATGGCAACTCGTATTTTAGGATATGGTGCTGATTATCAAATAGAAATGACTGACCCATTTTCATTAGAAAAGCAAACTGTTGTTATTGATTTAGGTAAAGTTCAAACAAAAGATGTTGATGATGATGTATTAAATTCAAAAAATAGATATACATTCAAATTACCATCAACTGGAACTGAAGTTATTTTTAAATTACTTACACATGGTGATGAGCAAGAAATTACAAAAGAAATACAAGCTTTAGAAAAATTAAATAAGAATTCTGGCACATCATTTGATGTTACAACTCGTTTGAAATATATGATTGTTTCAGTAGATGGTAATGAGGATAGAGGTTTTGTAAATAGATGGGTAGTTAATTCATTTTTAGCAAAGGATACAAAAGCATTTAGAGCTTATGTTAAAGAAATATCACCCGATTTGGATATGAAATTCCAATTTACATCTGAAATAACTGGTGAGATGGAGGCGCTAGATATCCCATTCGGGATTAACTTTTTTTACCCTTCCAACTGATTATAGAACCCAATTACATTCTCAAATTTGGGAAATGGTTCAATTCAGTAATGGGTTTACTTGGTCAGAGGTTTATCACATGCCAACATATCTTCGTAAATTTTATTTTAATAAGTTGATAGAACTTAAGAAAAAAGAAGCTGAAGAACATAAAAAGGCTCAATCAAAAATGAAATCAAACAAAGTGAGGATGCGTTAATATCCTCACTTTTTTATTTGTCAATATTTATAGAATATAAACACTATTTGTATGAATAATAAAAAACAAATTAAACAAGAAGGTATATTCGATGTTGCTGATAGATTCGTAGCTAGATTTTTCGATGGGTTATCAACTGGAGCAGCTAATAGTATTATCAAAAAAGCTGAACAAGCCAAATTACCACCACATGCAATTAAACTAATGAAAGATATTGAAGATAGGGGTGAAGAATTAAGAAGAATAGCAAAAGAATTAAAAAAGTAATTTAATAAATGGCACTAACTCCAGAAGAAAGAGCAGCTAGAGATGCCGCCCGAGCGGCGGAAGCTTCCTTGTCTATTTTAGAAAGAATTCAAAAATATAGAACTAGAATTCTTGAGTTACAAACAAAAGAAGGAGAGTTGAGTTCTGCAGAATCTGATGAACTATACAAACAAGAAATACTTCTTGCTAAAAATATTGCTATTCAAGAAAAAAGAGCAAAACGGCTGTTGGGTACTAAGCAAGTTGAACTTGATATAGCTAACGCATACGCACAGCAAGCAGATGGGTTATCTTCAATTTCAAAAGTATATAAAGGATTAACAGATGTTCAGAAGCAAAGTTTAGTAACTGTACAATCATCATTATCATCTGTCCAAGCTTCATTAATAGCTGATGAAAATAAAAAAGTATTATTAGATAGTACTTTAACTGGTATATCAGAATTGCAAGGATTGCAGCAAAAAATGGCAGAAACTGGACCGGAAGATGTGGAAACTCAAAAATCCATTTCAACTGCGTATGATGCTCAACTTAATAAGTTAAGAGAGGCCATTACAGTAAAAGAATCAATCGGTGAAATTACAGAAGCAGAAGCTAATGCATTATTAGCATCGTTAGATACACAACAAAATAGTTTGGCTGCGGCCCAAAAATATGGTACGATTACTAAGGAAACCAAAGAATTAATAGAGGCACAAATTCAGGCATACGAAGGTGTAAAAAAATCAATAAGAGGAGTACTTGGTACTTTATCTATGATAACAAAAGGACCAATGGGAGCATTGGGTGTGGGATTGTTAGGAGCAGGATTTGCGGCAGATAAGTTAGGAAAAAATATTAGAAGTTTTGGTGGATTTATTGATTCCGCCCAATTTTCAGCATTAGGACTTAGTTTTATATTTGATGATGCGGAAGAAACAGCAAAATCGTTATCAAAAGAATTTGGTGGATTAAAAGATGTAACCTTTAGTACTCAATTAAATACTAATTTAATGGCTACTAATATGGGTATTAGTGGTAACGAAGCAGCTAGTATAGTTGGTAGTTTTGCAAGAATGAACGATGGTTCAGCTTCAACTGCTATGGATATGGCAGCCACAACAAAAGAAATGGCAAAGGCAGCTGGTGTTCCTGTTGACCAGGTAATGAAAGATGTTGCTGGTTCTGCTCAAGCTTTTGCGGAATATGGTAAAGATGGTGGATTGAATATAGCTAAGGCTGCTGTATCAGCTGCTAAATTGGGAGTGGGTATGGACTCATTAACCAAAGTAACTGATTCCCTTTTAGATTTTGAAACATCAATAAATAGTGAATTGGAATTAGGTGCTATGCTTGGTAGAAATATTAATTTAGATAGAGCAAGAGCATTAGCATACGAAGGAAACATAGGTGGGGCTGTAAAAGAAACATTACAAAGTTTAGGTGGTATAGAAGAATTCAATAAAATGGATATCTTCCAAAAGAGAAAGGCGGCTGAATTATTGGGATTATCAGTTGAAGAATTCCAAAAGATGGCGGCTAATTCTGATAAATTAAATGATGATGGCACTGTTCAAGTTTCTACATTTAATCAAATTACAGAAGCTATAACAGCATCTGCAACCGCATCTGGTGGATTTTTAAAAACTATGGGTGGGTTGGTGTTAGGAGCTGCACAAATGGGTGGTTCTTTTGCACAAATGGGTATGGATGTGAAAGGTATGGCTTCGGGAGCACTTGACAAAATTAAAGGTTTCTTTGGAGGAGCAAAACCACCAATTCCTACACCTGACACTTCAATAACAGGACCACTAACCAAAGATGGTTTACCTGATAAACGTTTTAAAGCAAACCGATTACCAACAACACCAGCAACTCCACCATCACCAACAACAATGGCACCACAAGCACAAACGGGACCCGCTGACCAGGCAAATAAAATGTCTAAGATAAAAAGCGGAGATTTAATTAAAGGTGCGGTAGCATTATTGATATTAGCAGCAGCTTTATTTGTTGCAGCAAAAGCATTTCAAGAATTCGGAGAAGTTACTTGGGAGTCGGTTGGTATGGGATTAGTTGCATTGGCCGGATTAGCTGGTATTGCATTTATATTATCTAAAGCACAAGGAGCTATGTTGCAAGGTGCAGTTGCAGTTGCCGTTTTAGGAGCAGCTTTAATACCATTTGCATTTGCTATGAGTTTAATTGAAAATTTAAAAATAGATGCTGTATTAGCAGCCGCAGCCGGACTAGTTATGTTTGGGTTAGCAGCAGCTGGTATAGGTATGATATTACCACTTATATTAGCAGGTTCTGTTGGTATTGCAGCATTGGGCGCATCTATGATATTATTTGGTGCAGGGTTAATGCTTGTATCAGGAGGTATGGGTGCTATATCAGCGGTTATACCATTTGTTACTGAACAAATATCGGCATTATCACAAATTGATTTTCTACCAATATTAGGTTTAGCTGGGGCTTTAACTATATTATCAATAGCATTAGCAGCAGTTGCTGTTACTGGAATGATGGCACTACCTGCATTACTTGCTTTAGGATTGATAGCAGGAGGAGCAGCCGCAATTATGGGTGGTGGTGAAGGTGAGAGTGGTGATAGAACCGGTGAGTTGATTGATGAAATAAAAGGATTGAGAGCAGATTTAATAGCTGGTAAAATAGCAGTAAATATAGACGGACAAAAAGTTACTTCTAATGTAGGTAAAGTTGTATCTAGAATTAGTTCCAATTCATACGCTAAAGTATAACGATGGGAAAGACTATTGAAGAATTATTTAAAACAAAACAATTAGTAGATGGTAAAACGGCTGCTGAAAAATACGAAATTCGTAATAGTAAAGATATGCTATTACGTTCTTCTACCGGTGCTATGGATTTACCATTTAAAGCTGTACAAATAGCAAGAAGAAACCTATCATCAAGAACTAGAGAAACAAGATTAGAACAAGAGGTAACTGGATTAAGAATAATATCTAAATTAGGAGGCCCTATTATATATGGTACTGATATTTTTAAATTAAGTACACAAAAAACTGAAATGGTTTCCGCAATGAAAGATTCGGTTAATCCAAATAATTCAGCAGATAGTGGTTTACTTGGTAACTTATTTCAAAAAGGAAAAGAAAAAGGATTAGAATTATTAAATAAAATAGGTGTACAACTACCAACTAAATTAATACCAACCCGAATATCTTTAAATAAAGATTTCAAAGCAGGTAAAGAGCCAGATACAATGGCAACACTTGCTAAAATAAAGCAAGATGGTGCTGGTAATTTGGCTGGAAAGTTTTTAGCTCAAAATGCAAAAGGTACTCCTAAACAAATAGGTAACCAAATATTAGGTGGTGGTATCAATTTACTAAAAGGCGAAGTTAAGAAAAAATTATTCGGAGCACCAAAACAAGGTGCACAAAACCTTGCTAAAAAAGGTGAAAATGATGTTCAATACGATAGTACTGCAAGATATTCAGATACCGTTAATCCAATTGATGAAGATTATTTCAAAAGAAATGACCTTTCATCTATATTAGTAGCACAGGAGACAAAACAGAATGCTGACCCTGCTGTACAAAAAAGAGTAGATGAATTAGTTCCTAAAGGAAAATCTGTAAATACATCAAAAAATCCATTTGCTAAATTAGGTGATAAGGTAGGTGATATTAAAAAAGATAATGAGAAAAAATTATCACAAGCAAAAAAAGTAGGACAGCAAGAAGTATCAGCTGGAAAATCGGTTGGAGATACTAAAAGTGGAGGTACATCTACTACTGATGATTCTGTAATTAAATATTCGGATACTGTTGATGAAACATCTGATGATGTAACATTACGAAATGATTTATCTACTATACTTTCTGCAAAAAAAGAAAATGAAGCTCAAAATCCTGATAAGAAAAAAGAAATTGATGCAGCAAAAGGAAATACCGCTCCTGTAAATGTAAAACAAAACCCATTTGCAAACTTAGGTCAAAAAATAGGTGATATTAAAAAAGAAAGTGAACAAAAATTATCACAAGCGAAAAAGGTAGGACAGCAAGAAGTATCGGCTGGTAAAAAAGTTGGAGATACGAAAAGTGGAGGTTCAACAACTACTTCGGATTCTGTAATTAGATATTCCGATACTGTAGATGAAACACAGGATGATGTAAAGTTAAGAAATGACCTTTCTACTATACTTACATCAAAAAACGAAAAAGAAAAACAAACTCCTGATAAAAAGAAGCAAATTGAAGCAGCAAAAGGAAACGTAGGTGCTTTAAATGTAAAACAAAATCCATTTGCAAAATCGGAGGATAAAGTTAAATCTGCTGATAAAGATACAAAAGGTGGATTGCAATCGGGTAGAAAGTTAGGACAGCAATCTATATCAGACGGTACTAAAAAAGTAGGAGATTTATCAGAAGCTACTTCAGGTGATGTTATTACATATTCATCAACAGTAGATGAGACACAGGATGATGTAAAATTAAGAAATGATTTATCAACAAAATTACAAGCATTAATAAAAGCAAGTAGTGCAGTTTCTAGTGCAGGTGGTATTTCTGGTTTATCCAGAACTGATGTACAAATGAATATGTATTCATCTCTAAAAAATAAAAATGCTGGTAAAGAAAAATCAAAAAGTTTAAAAACCAAATATGGTATAGAAAGTGCTAATAAATTGGATTTTTTAAATGAAAAAACAACATATACATCAAATGGTCCGCTTAAATTATCGGATGGTACATTATTAGATGATACTGATTTTATAACACTTAAATTTAAATCAGTAGCTACTGGTGAAACTGCAAATTTTAGAGCAACGGTAACTGGTATATCAGAAACTGTATCACCATCATGGGATACTGCAAAATTTATAGGTTCTCCATTTAACCATTATACATATTCGAGTATAGAAAGAAGTGTAAGTTTTAATTTTAAAATGTATTCAACAACCCCTACACAACATATAGCATGTTGGCAACGATTAAACTTTTTAACCGGATTAGCGTATCCCCAAGGATATTCAGGTCCGTATGCACTTCCTCCATTTGTATATCTTACGTTGGGTAGTTTATATAAAAATAAACCTACTTATATCGAGTCACTATCATATACTATGGATGATAATGCTGGTTGGGAAATTGGTTCTATTGATACACCTGATAAAGTTACGGTCAATGGTAAGCAGGTTTCAATTAAAGATTATAAATTACCAATAGTTATAGATGTTTCAATTACTTTGAAACTATTGGAATCAAAAAGTACAACTGATAGTAAACAATTCTATGGATTTAGTAGATTGGGAGCTAACATTTCAACAAAACCAGTTCCAAGTGAATCAACTAATGCACAAAAATCAGGCGATGCTAACATATCATCAGATGCAACTAAAGTTGAATCATCTGAAACTCTTAAACAAACTAATTTAAAAACTTTAAACAATAAAGAAGCTAATAAAGAATCCGAAGGTAATAAATCCTCAATAGCTACTTCAGAAAAAAGAGATGCAGGACCTAAATTTGATGCGTTTGGTAATATAACTAACGAAGGTAAATTCGATAGGAAGAAAGATACAGGACCTAAATTTGATGCGTTTGGTAATATAACCAACGAAGGTAAATTTACTAGAAAGAAAAGTACAGGACCTGAATTTGATGCGTTTGGTAATATAACTAACGAAGGTCAATTTTAAATATATCAATTATGAGTAGATACGATAATAATCCTATTAAAAAAACTTTTGATGGTAGAGAAGTATATAGAACAAAAATATACCCAAATATTCCGTTAAAAGATACTGATGTATATGTAATGACGGAAACTGGTGACAGATTGGATACATTGGCATTCCAATATTACGAAGATTCATCATTATGGTGGATTATTGCAGCTGCAAATAATATACATGATGCACCTATGGGATTGCAAGATGGTACTATATTAAGAATTCCATTAAACTATATTCAAATAAGTAATAATTTTACAAACTAATTTATGTCAAGTTTTCCTAATTTATCAAACATATCTGGATATGTACGAAGTGCATTAAAAAAAAGAGTTGAAAAACCCGAATCAGTATCTCAATTAAACGCTTGGGTTAGGGTATCGTCTGGTGTTGGTGCTGGACTTGTATTATTATCTAATCCTAATTTCAAATTATTTAGAGCAGCTGGTGAGGCATCTATATATGGTGATGGAAAAGCTAGTGGTACATTAGGAACTACTTGGGGTGGCGGTGCGATATATGCAGAAGCCAATGATTCTGGATTTAGACCTAAACCAAATATTACATCTATTGAAATTGATGAAGGGGCCGGTACTTTAAGTAGAAAAGCATCGTTTACTATAACATGTTATACTAAAGGACAACTTGATACTTTATGTGAATATTTTTTAGAACCTGGATATACTATATTTTTAGAATGGGGATGGAACGTTGCTGAATCTTTAAAATCATATAAGCCCACACTAAACGCAACTACGGTGGCTAATTTTCAAAGTTTTAAAACTGTAAATGAAGCAAGAGCAGCATCACTTGGAACTTATGATAACTATTTGGGATTTATAACTGGAGGGGGATTGGCATCTAGTGGGGATACTTATGAAATAACTGTTAAATGTACTGGATTTACAGAATTACCTGCATATTTTATGGGAGCTGATAATTCGGAAACAAATAAAGATGGTACTCCAAAAATAACAGAAAAAGAATATAGTACTGCTCAAATATCTGGAGAAACTGATTTGGGTAAAAAAAGGTTTATGATGGCATTTAATAGATTACCATCAAATAGAAGAACTACAAGGGTTGCATCCTTAATAACAAATCCATCCATAGCAAGTCCATCTAATTTTATAAATGTTGATGAATCTGTAAAAGCAAAAGTAAATGAATTAACAACTGGTACTACACTTTTAGGGATAACTTTAAATAATGAAGAACAACAAACCGATGGAGCACCGGTTGAATACCCAGCGGGTACGGAAATTATAAAAGATGAAGCTTTTATAAGATTTGGAACATTAATGGAAATACTTAATCAAATTGGTATAGAGGGTTTTAAGATAGGAGACAAAATTGTAAAAACTAGAATAAATACAAAAACCACAGCTTGTTGTGCATTCCAAAAAATATTTAGTACCGATAAAGGAAAATTATTTATACCAAATAAAACTGCGCCTAAATTTAGTATAGCTAAGGCAGCAAGTAGTGAACCACCACCAGCGCAAGACACTACGGAAACTGAAGATTGTTCAATATTAAATGTAAGGGATACAGGTAAACCATTTATGTTTCCAGCTGCAGGTAATATAGAAAATGGTGTGGCTGTGAGTTACGGAATAATTCTTCAAAATAAAAGTGTAGATGGTTCAATTATTGGATTAAAAAAGAGCCAAGGGCAATGGGGATTATTAGATGACCTTTATGTTAATTTAGATTTTGCAAAAGGTGTAATGGAAACAAAAAACTTTACCATGCGAAATGCATTATATCAAATACTGAATGGGATGTCATCTGCAGCTGGTGGATTGTGGGATTTTCAAATAATGTCTGATGAAGATGATACCGAATTAAGAGTTGTTGATTTAAATTTAACACCAAGTGGACCACAAGAACCATTTACTTTTACGTTAGCTGGATATGAATCCATTTTTATAGATGCTTCATTGGATATGGATATTAGTGGCGCAAAAATGAATCAGATAATTGGTAATAGATTAGGACAATCAATTAATGGAAGTCAAAAAGATGTTAAATCAAAAGATACAAAAGGATTATTTACTGATAAAGAGGACCAAGTCTTAAAAACAATCAAAAATAGAGGAGAACCACCTGTATCAAAAAACGCAACTCTTCCTGAAGGACCTACTGATGATGAATTGGAAGAAGCAAAGATAAAAAATTTACAATTAATGTTGGATAAAACTGGATTGATGCCCAAACCACAATTCGATGATAAACATTCATTTGGAGCTGGGGATTTAAAGGATGATGTAATTACGGTTTCTTTTAATGACCAAGCGGTTTTTGAATTTTTTAAAAATCAAAATGATGAAAGTGCTGAAGGTAAAGCGGCCGCTCAAGTAGGACCTATTATGCCAATTAAATTTACATTTACAATACATGGGATAAGTGGTATTAAAAGAGGTGATAAATTTAAAGTGTTGGGATTACCTAAAAACTATGAAAAGACTGGATTTTTTCAAGTAACTTCAGTTAAGCACACTATAACCGATATGTTATGGAAAACAGATATAGAAGGAAGCTTTAGACAATCAAGATAATATGTTAGATATTAAACGATACAAAACAATAAATAGACCTGATATAATTTACAATAGTGTAAAGATAAAAACTCATGTGGCAAATCCAATTGAAATTGATTATAAAAGAGGGTATGTTACAAGATATTTCATACAAAAAGCAAATGATACTGAATCAACTATATACGAAGTAGATTATATAGGATTTAGTAAATTCATAGATAATCCATTTTATACACATGTAAATTTAAATTGGAGACTGACTGGTACAGATGAACAAATAAGGGATTCAAATTTTAAAGCAATACGTTTATTAACTCCAAAAATACCAAAACTTCAATTGTATCTTCCAAACTTATTACAGTTTAAACAAATAAAAAATTTGGAAGTTTAATTATTTTTTCGTATATTTGTATTTATCAATATGGGGGTGACTCGGAATTGATTACAATGAGAATTATAGTATCACACGTAGACAGAAGTGCTAGATGTCTTTAAATCTGTACAAAACAATAACCGACGTAGAATTATCTACTTGGAACTTCGAAGATGCTATGGCATTTGTAGGAGCTTACGATTACGCTGTAGCAGCTTAATCACCACCCGCATCACTCGTGGGGTTTAAATAGAAGTGAACAACCCGGAGCATTACTTATCGGCTCCCTAAAACTGATAGGTTGGTGGAATCGCTGAACTAACCATTCGGCCCCAATTATTTTGGAAAGTGAATAAGATTAAACTTTATCCTAAACGTGTGACATGCTGGTATTATG